CCGTCGTTTATACCCTTCATGGACGCTGCTCGCGCGGTTGCTACTTCAAGCTCACCCATACGCGCAGCAAGCGTCTTAAGGTACGCGGCTTGCTGATCAGTCAGCACGATACCCGCCGCCGTGGCTTGGTTGAACAGGTCCGTTTCATAGCGCAGCGTTGCAGCGGCTTGAGCGGTCATATCGACGGCGTCACGGGCGTTGCGCATTTGCTCTATTGTCTGTTGCGCGCCTACCAGCATGTCGCTGAACAATTCTTCCGGCGTCTTCTCGTCTTTGGTCTTACGCTCTGCCGGGCCTTTGTTCGGCTTACCGGCAACCTTGCGCAGTTTATCCTCGCGAATTTTAACGGCACGGTCTGCAATGTCCGACAGGACGCCGTCAACGCCAGCGCTAGCGTCGCGCATACCCTTTGCCATACCTTCCGCCCATAGCACGCCCGCTTGAGCACCGGAACCGGCTGCAACGTTGTTGATACGACCGAATGAAACTTCAGCGAGCGTGGCGATTTGCGGGCCTTTGAACATGGCACTTACGGCATTAATCATGTTCAACAGCAGGTTGATACCTTGGATTTGCTTATTGATCGCCCATTCAAACGCAGTGATCACACCGTTAGCAGCGTTGATCGCTACTTCAGCAATGACGGCAGGCATCAGACGCCACGTCGCGCGAATGGCATTGAATGCACCAAGCTGTACACCGATAATGACCTTAAAACCGGTCACGAATGCCTTAGTCATGAAATCAAGCGTAGCGTTCCACGCATCCGCCAACCACTTCAACGGGCCTTCAAACGCGCTAACGAGACGTTCGCCTAGCACTTGAAACGTAGCCTGGAACGTATCGCCCAACGTAACGGACGTGCTGATACCGCTTTCCTTGACGCGCTCTAGCTGTTCTTCGGTCAGCTTCAGACCCGCGACAATGTCACTGTTGCCGCGATTGATCGAACGCGTACCAAGCGCAAACGCAGACGCCACCAGACCCACGGCAGCGGCGATAGCGAGGATAACCGGCAGGATAGGCGCAAGAGCCGTCCAGATGACTACGCCCGCCGCCTTGAATGATTGACCAATCGTCAGACCGGCGCGCGCGCCTGCCGTACCCATAATGTCGAATAGTTGCGGGCCTTGCTGAATGGCGATCATTAACGGGTTCATACCCATTGCCGCCGTTACGCCAATATCCGCAATCTGACGACTAAAATTCAGACCTTCCGCCGCCGACAGCTTGAACCCCTTAGCCGTATGGTCTAACGGGTTGCGCAACCCGTCTAGGTGCTTACGGTACATGACCATGTGCGAACTAAAGTCACCCATGTACCCGGAAGCGTGCTTTTGTACGGCATTGAACTTATCAACGTGTGCGCTGTAAGACTGCACACCGGACGCCGCTTGATTAAGCGCATTACCTGCATTACGTGCACCAGACGCTACAGCGTTCAGCGCATCCGTCTCACGGCGTGCACCGCTTGCGGCTTCGTCCAGCGATTGACCTAGCTTCTTTGCCGCCGCTTCAGCCTGCCGGGCGGGCGATACCAACGCCTTTAGCGACGCCTGGGCGTCGTCAAGGTCTGACGTGTCCGCAACAAACCCAATTTCTGCTATATCAGCCACGCCGCCCCCTCTTGGCCTTTTCAGCTTCGAGCACCCGGCGTTCTTCCTCACGTTCGCGGAAGGCGGCTAGCTCTTTGCCCATTTCGACGCAGTACGCGTCATCCATCGCACAGAGAATAGCATACTCCCACCCGTGTACAATCAAGCCACGGGCGGCCTTCCACGCTTGGAATTCAGTCGGCGGAATTGAGTAGCAGACCCCATCGCGGATACGCGGCGCGATCCGTGCTGCTAGCTCAAAGTACCAATCCCACAGGTAGCGAGACACGAGCGGTACGCGTAGTTCCGGGGTTATTTGTTCGTACCCCTCGTTGCGCTCCCGTCGTGTCTCGCCTTTCTCGTCTTTGTAGTCGTACCGAACGTAGACGCTTATTGCGTGGGTTAGCTCTACTTCGGTGCGTCGAAAAAAGTTTCAGTGTCCGACATGGCGTCAGCGATCTGCTTACGTATCCACCACAGGCGCGGCGTACGCAGCATTTCAAGTACGTTCTTGCGGGTAAATTCCGGTTCTTTGTCGCCGTTGAGCGACGGCGCAGCGTCGCTGTCGTAATCCTTGTCGCCTTCCTTGCCGGTTGGGTTGTACCATTCCCAACCGTTGAGCGCACGATAGATCAGATCGTTGCTATTTTCCTCGATATCTTCCTGTTTCATTTCGCGCCCACGCGCCGCCTCGCGGTTCGCCCGGTCTTGAATGGCGCGCTTCGCCTTGGTCATGCGCTCGTCTTCCAGCGCCACCAAGTTAATCCGTAGACCAACGTTCTGTTTGGAGCGCGGGTGTACAATCTCAATAGTACGTTCACCCGTTTTAATGTCGAGCAGTTCCATACGTCACCCCAAATGTAAAAGAGGCGGGCAACGTCGCCCGCCTCTCGTAACCTGTCAAGGTGTTAAAATTACGCCTGGACGGCGTTGACCTTGATCTGCTTTTGATTGAGACCAAGACTGTAGATTTCAAGGTCAAAATCCTCGTTGCGCCCGTTCGGCGTACGCGGACCAACGACAAGACCCCGGTTGTACCAATACGTCGGCTTGTCGCCTACATCAACGCCCGGCTTGTCGTTACCTTCGATCCTGAACGCGTAATTCAGGTTCGTATTTGCCGCCGCTTCAAGTGCGGTTTGCCCGGCGTCACCAAGAATGCGGGTTAGTTCGATTTCGGGCGAACCGCCGTCAGTGATACCTTTCGCCTTCTGCGTAACGTCCGTATCCCATGTGTCGTACGTCAGCAGGTTCGTGCTAGCGCCCGTTTCACCGACGCTACCGACGCCCTTGATCAGCACCCACGCCAGCGCGGCGAATTCGGTTGCGTCAAGATCGTCCGGTTGTGGGGTCGTGCAAATATAAAGCTTTTTCCCGGCGTTGGAGTTGGCGAAAGCGACGGGTGCAACCGCCGCCAGTAGGAGAAGACTAGTACGGCGCATGTGAAGCCCCTATGAGCGGAAAGATTGATACCGAAGGCTGGCAGGGTACAGAGCTTCGCCGCCCTGGGCAAGCGGCGCTAACGAGTTGGGAGTGTTGGAGATTTGCACCACAGACGCCAGATTGTCGGGCAACCGTAACGGTTCATCCTTGGCGAAGTAAGCACAGACCGACTTAAGTACGCGCATCGGCGGGTATGGCCCCTGTGTATCAATAGGCCAGTGCAGTATAAGCCGCAACATACCGCGATAGTTCTTTTCATCACCCCAATGTTGATCATCACCGTTGTTCGGGATGAACACCACTTCAAGGTATTTCCCGTCAGCGGGCGGCTCGAATGTTAACCCGACCATCTGAATACGCCCGGCGTGCGGTGTCGGCATGTCGGACGCCTCTACAGCGGCTATAATCCCCTTCTGTAGTGTCTCTAGTATCTCAACGTCATACATGCGCTATTCCGAACCCCCTTGATAAGTGTTAGCTGATTTAACCGTCATTAGACGTACCATTTCACGCGTATTCTTTGCTACGTAGTCGGGCCAATTCATCACCGCCCCTTCTAAGAACCCGTCGTATAGCTCGCGGTATTTCGCGTAGTTCGCCGTCCAGCCAAAATACAGCTTATCGCCCGGCTGCATCGTATTTACCGACAGTTCAACGCTAGGGTCTGGCGGTCTGTTACCATCGTCATATGCGTGCTTCTCTTTTAGCTCGCCGCGTGACGGCCCCGTAGGCATACCCGTTAGGGACGCCTGACCCGATGCACGCAGGAAGCCCGTATCAACTCGCATACGTCCGCCCTTACCTGTCGGTGTCTGTGCGTCGTTGATTACGTCTTGCACGCTCATACGTACAACAGCCGTCGTACGCTTCTCGCAAACGCTGATAATCTTTTCTAGGTCTGCAACTAGGTTTGTCGGCTTCCGTGCACGTCCGCTGCGTTTTGCCATGTGTTAAAATTCCTATTGCTTCACGCCAAACGTTCGGCTATCGCGGGGTATGCCGTACCGCCCTGACATGATCGTTAACAACACGACGCGCCAAGCTGCGATTGATCAGCTAATCAGCGAAGGTCACAACGCGCCAGGATTGCACTTACTATCTAACGTCGAATTGGCGAATTTGTACCATGATCGCCCCGGCGAGGCTACGCCTACAAACCTACAGCGGATCGCGTCGGAAATTCTCGTACAGGCTAT